CTGCCATAGTTTTTTCTGTGTGCCGATCAATGTCTTGAGCCTCTTCTGATGAGAGCATCCCGAAAACAATGTCAGGGAACAAATCGTTTACCGCATAGCTAATCGCTCGTGCCTTCAGCATGCGTTGCGGATACATGCGCCAATTATCTTTTTTGGGAAACAATCCGGCTCGCTTAGCGTCTTCGATGGTGAATGTGCTAATAATTGATTCTTCTGTGCCGTTTTCATTTCGGCGCTTCATTTTTACGATACATCTTTCTGTGTTGGCATCAATCTCGCATCCGGCATATTCGGGATGTCGCTTTGCCAGCGCCAATTTTAGATCTGCCTTCATTGTTGGCATGCCATTAACGTTGTAGATATTCATCAACGCAGTAGCGGCGTTTAGTCCAAGAAACTCGCCTACCAAAACCACAAACAGCACATCGGCGGGATTGCGGTGAGCATGGAGCCGGCTCTGCGCCAGCTCCTTCGAAATCGATTGTAATGCTACAAGATCGTTCATCATCATCTCCTAAAATGGCAAGGCATCATTTGATTCGGATGCCGTGCCGGATAGCGATGCAGAATATGTTTCGCCTACATTTACGCGGCCACTATCATCACTTATTACGTTTATTTTAACCGTTTTTCCAATCAACATATCCGGCTCAAAGTTCGCGCGCTGGCTTTCCGTGAGACCGGCTGATTGCGCCAACCGGAACAGTTTGAAGTACACTGCTTCCACATAGCTGCATGTGATTGCTTGATTTTGTTCTGTTTCAAATCGTACGAATACGCACTCTTTCCCGGTACGCGTGTAATCGTTTTTCGCTTCTGTGATGGTTACCACATACATCCCAGGCTGGTCGATGTACGTTGATCGATACCTGTTGAGATTCATTTTAATTCTCCTTTTTATTTAGTTAATATTTGTTTTACCATTTGAACCATGTCTAACGGCGCAGAAAGCGCCTCTTTTACACGATCTACCATCTTATCATATTCCTCGGCTCTTGCGGCGCATTCCGGGCATAGATCGTCTTCATCGAGTTTTTCTGCCTCTTTCTCACAATCATCGCAGAAATACGCCTCATATATTTCATCAGATCCGCACACCGGACAGACATCTATGTATTCGTCTTTCTCCCAGTTTTCCGAGCCATTGCCGATGCGTCCAGCACGATACAACACTGTATCCGGATCGTAAAACTGTGATTCGCAGTCACTGCATTTCCATTTTGTCATTTTTCCTCCTGAGCTTGCGGCTCTATTTCGGGAAGCCCATAAACATCAACAACATGGCTTTGGTTTGCCAATGCAATCACCCTCTCGTCATTACGCAACTCATCCCATTCAGGACAGTCCTGCACATCCTTGCGACAAAGGTGATATAGCAACTGAGAAACTAATCGCTTATCAGCTTTAATGCCTATGGTTTTGCAACTTAGTTCGTAACCAGCAAAGTCAAGGTTAGCCTCTCGTAGGTCAGCACATTGTAGGTTAGCCCCTCGTAGGTCAGTCCATCGCAGGTCAGCCCCTCGTAGGTCAGCATCTCGCAGGTCAGCCCCTCGTAGGTCAGCACATTGTAGGTTAGCATCTTGCAGGTCAGCATCTTGCAGGTCAGCATATCGTAGGTCAGTCCATCGCAGGTCAGCCCCTCGTAGGTCTGCATATCGTAGGTCAGTCCATAGCAGGTCAGCCCCTCGTAGGTCTGCATCTCGCAAGACTATGCCTGTGCCGTTCTTTCTGCACTCGCAAATTATTGCAACGATTGAATCTCTTGTGTGTTTCATTGTTGTTCTCCTTTCCGGCATATTCCAGCCGGTATTTTTTTTATGCTGCCATCCTGGCAGCGATACACGAAGGCCAGGCGGGATATCCCGCCCAGCCGGGTAAATAACACACCGATCAGTTTCATTCGTCCACCCCCCGCTCAGGTGAGTGCCCTTCCGGCATATCTTCATCCTCGTAACCAGGGAACTTGTCATCCACGATGATCTTCGCTACACTTGGTGCCATCTCGTTAAAATCTACTATCCAGTTCTCTATCAGCTCCCCGTTATAGCTGAAGCTAAAGTCTTGGTTCTTGCCATGCCTCATAAGCCTCCTAAGCTGATTAGGAGTGCATTCGCTTGTTTTAAGATAGCTCTTGCACAATGTAGGACAGTAGGTAAAATCAATCTCTCTGCGGGCGATCAGATGATCCTGCCCTTGGGCAAAGCAGATCATGAACACAGCATCCTGATTCAGTTTCTTCATCCCTTCTGGTTTTTTTTCCAGATCGGCGTAAAGTTGGTGGTCATAAATGGTTTTCATTGTATCTCCTTTTTAGCTTGCCATTATTTTTGCTGTATGCGTTCCCGTATATCCCCCCTGGGACATACACATAGTGGCTTTTAGTTGAATATTTCATTTGATCTCTCCTATTGGATTGGCGTCCTTTTCATAATTCTTTTTCTATTTCTGGCCAGAGCCTTACAGCCCAATCTTTGCCGCCGTCTTCCAGCGTGTGGAGGACTGTCACGGTATCGCCATCGTAGCGGAACAGCCTGTAATTCTTTCTTGGGTGTTTCCGGCTACCGTCTATGTTACAATCCAAATACAATCCGGGCTTCCGAATTCCCATCAGGTGGGCATCTACGAAGTTACCCAGGATAGAATATCCGTTGTTTTTGGATTTGTCCAGACCACTCACGGTCTTGCACCATCCGCCGTTATAGCGGTCGGCCTCGAAAAAATCATGGAACCGGATCGGCTCCGGGCGTTTCACTGTGCGGCTTGCGAGTTCCGCTTTTGCCGCGGCGATCAGCTCTGTGAGTTGTGTGTCTGTCATGGCTTTCATTTGGTCTTTCATGGTATCTCCTTTTTTAGCTTGCCATTATTTTTCCCTTTCGGGGTGGCTCACTCTATATGTGTACAAGATAATCAATGCCGGTATTTTGTCAAGAAGTTTTTTCACTTTTTTGTCTTTTTTTTTAGCTCAATGCCGTAAGTTGTTATGGTGTCAAGACTTACGGCATAAAACTTTTTTTGTTAACTCTATTTATTCCAGTTTTTTCGTTTCAACTTTCGCATGGGTTGTCTCCTTCGATTATCGCCACCCAATACAAATGATGATGTTAAGCCAGGAATATTTCTCTTGACGTGATGCCAGTATGTTGACACATTGTCCACAAACTGGAGGTAAAATGACAGATCAAAGGAGTGATAAATGACTAATATCAAAACAATGCAAGACTTGGCGGCGACGGAGCGGAAAGATGAGAAATAATTTGACATTGGTTTTCATTGTGTTTCTTCTCCTTCTATTAAAAAGTCTCTTTGTTCCTTCATTCCTAAATATTTATTGATCGAAACGTTGCTGATCCACCAATCTATAAATGTCTCGGCATCAGTGCCGAAATACTTTGATGGCTTTTCATGTAGCGATTTCCTGATGGTATTCAGATACGCTGCGTAATGATTTGGATACCTGGCGAAATCTCTCCGCTTGCATCTGTCGCTTGCCAGCGGACAGCCTATACAACCGATGCGTGTGTATCCTTGATCATACAATTCGCAATATGGCAGGCCGAGACTTCGGATATACTGCCAAACGTCATTGTCTTTCCAGTCCAAGATTATATGGATCATTTTTTTGCTTTTATCAGTTTTGCTAATCTCGAACATGTTCCTTTTGCTTCTGCGGTGGCTCTCAGCTTTCCTGATTCCGGTGATAACTGTCCTGCCTGTGCCTCCGCGTTCCTTTAGCACAGCACAACAATATCTCGCTTTTACCGTCGGCACCATGTGATTTTTTAGGATTAGCTGGAACATTGTTTTTTCTGGCCGATGGCGCTCAACATCAGGATAGTATTTTTTTACGTATGCCGTCAGCTCTGGCGGGTCAACGCTGGTAATGTTCATGTGCGCGTCATGCTTTACGCCAGATCGACGCACCAGATCAAGCATCACGATGCTGTCCTTGCCACCGCTAAAAGCGACATAATAGCCTTCTGCCGGCTCGTATTCTTTTAGAGTCGCAATGGCCTCATCAAAAAGCCATGCAAGCCGCTTATTTCTCATCTTTGCCTCCAAGGTATTCTCGCCAGCAGGCGACACAATCATCGCTATCATTGCATGGCTGACCATAATTATTGCGACTCGGAGGACACGCATGATAGGATAACTGCTCTAACGCTGCGCTGTTAAGTTTCTCCAACTTGGCATTCTCCGCTTCAAGGCTTTCAATGTATCTTGCACAAAACATTACTTGTGTTAATGGCACAGGCTTATCCAGCATCTTGAATATCAGCCCATCATGTTCTTCAAATTTAATCATTTGTCATTCTCCTTTATTTTGTTATTGTGTTTATCATTTTTTCTGCCAGGTGCTTGCGATCTCGCATTGCGAAACCGTAGCGCAAAACGGCAATCAACACATCCATCTCGCCGGGAATTCCGCGAGCCTTGACAGCGTCAATGTGGTCAAGAAGATTTGGATAGCGAATTTCGCCCTTGCGTACCGGTGGCTCAGGATAGCATTCGTGGCAATAGCACATACGCACTGCATGCTGCGGCACATCTCCCGCCATTATGCGATAATAATATCCACATTCGCCTATTATACTATAATCCGGAACATGTGTGAACCCGCTACCGTTACACCACACACATGAAGGATTGTGCACTACATTGCCCTGCGGATCTCGTTGTTTCTTCATGTCACCTCCTAAAACCGCACTTGCTTCAGATTCTTCATGCGCCATGAATCGTTCGTCAACGTTATGACATGGTAAAACTCGGCAATGCGATCCATTACACGCGATCCATACACGCTGGCGATACCTTCGATGTTCAGGTTGGTAGTGATAATGACGCGATTTCGCTTGCCGTCCTTCCACGCTTCGTATTGCATCGAAAACACCCGCGCAAAATAGGACGCGCTGGCGTCTGACGATATCTCGCAACCGAGTTCATCAAGCAAAACGAGATCATACATTAAATAGCGTTCCGCTTTTTCTATCGCTGCGGTTCGCTCTGATCCGGATTGATTCATTGCCGCCATGTAATTGCTATACATTTTGTCTGCGCTGATCGCAACATACGAAAATCGCGAATCGTTTTTATACATCGCATAAATGTGATCAAATACAATCTCGGCTATCGCGGTTTTTCCGCATCCTGGTTTGCCGGTAAGCAGGATAGCGAAGCTGTCCTTCGCAGCAAGCTCTTCTATATATGCGCAGAGCTTTGCGTTTTTCTGATACCAATCTGGATATTTCATTTGTAGGCCTCCAATAATTCTTTGCGACTTTTTGGCTGTTCTGGATTGGCATTCTTGCCCACTGATTTGCGATATTTGTCAATTATCTCATCCCGATCACCGGCAAACACCGGAAAGCCATTTGCACGGCTCAGGAACTCTCCCAAATTCCATTTGTAGCTAAAAAAGCAGGCTGGATCATTCAGAACGCTATGATAGTTTTCAATGCTCTGCTGAATCTCGTCTAAGGCATATTCCTTGCAAAGCTTTGCGATAGCCTTCTCAATCGCATTTGTAAGCTTCATACACCGAAGGCTTTTCGCATGAGCGTTCCAGCACTCTATGATCTCTTGAGCCGGAAGGCGTTTCATTGGATTGATTGACTTTGTCTTTGGTTTCGGATCTGGCTCTGGCTTGCTCCATCTGATTTTTGCGCTGTTGCTGGCCTTTTCGCTCGTGTCCTTGATTTTAGCGCATTCTTTGGCGAATCGTTCATTTATATACTCATCGTCATTGTCGGTCAATAATCCTATGCGAACGCATATCCGAACGAATTGCAACAGCACATCCAATGGCACACGGAGCGCATATGCCACGACCTTCATCTTTTCTTTCGGCAATGATCCGCCCATCTCTCCCATTATCTCCAACAGCTTGAACCACATCGCATATCCGATGTTATCTCCCATTTCCATTTCCAATTCGGTGATTTTGCGGTCGTTCCGGGCAGAATAATCATGACGAAAATACCACGCCATTACCACCACTCCTGTGCTTTTCGATAAATGCATCTAAATCACGCTTATCAAACAATAATATTTTGCCTCCAGGGCGTGAGTATTGTAAGAGATTTTCTCGCGCCCACTTCCTAATCGTCTTCTCATTTACACCGAGATACTCGGCTGCCTCGTTAGATCGATAATATCGTTTTTCGTTCATTCGAACCTCCTGTTACTTTCTGTGGCCAATAAAAACTACGCCCAAAATCCTGTCAAGCTTTTTCTGTCTCTTTGTGCTTTTATTCGCAAATTATCGGAATTAACCGTATATGCGAACGCATATGCAAACGCAGATGCGAACGCTATGCATGTTATAGTAATAGCTATAGTAATAGCTATAGTAATAATTATAGTAATAGCTAACTCGCTTTGCAGTAGCAAAGACGAGTAATATCACTTTGCTAACGCAAAGATGATATATACACCATGGAAACCATTTTCGTGACGTCACGAAATTGGTTAAGGCGATGCTGCCGGATCACCAAAATCACATTTTAGTTGACAAACAATTAATGCTGATTATATTGTCATCATGGCAACAAAAAAAAACCCCAATACCGGATACAAAAAAGATCAGCTACTTGAGCGGGCTATCAAAGCTACCGCCGATAAGGACTGTGTATTTGTTGCCGATGTTATTGCAGCACTTGGCATTAGCGCACAAACAATGTATAGGCACTTTCCCAAAAACAGTGATGAATTAGAGCAAATAAAAGAAAAACTCAATGTCAACAGGGCGTTAAAAAAGAAATCATTAAGAAAACAGTGGGCATCAGCAGACGCGTCCGCATCGCTACAAATATCACTCTATAAGCTACTTGCAGACAAAGACGAACTTGCAAGGCTAAACGGAGCAGGATACATTGAAGATGAAGCGCACAACGACACTATAGACATGAGACCAAAGCGCCTGGCGGATACACATGAAGATTAGATTCAATCAAGACGATTATCTGCCTCACCAATGGCAATTCCTGAACGATTGGAGCCGGACATTGGGTCTAATCGGTGGGCTTGGCTCAGGGAAAACCGCAGCCTTTTTGGCAAAAACTCTCATCTGCCATATCAGCAGACCGGGCGCAACAGGCAAAAGTAACGTTGGCATTGGTTACCCTTCATATGGGGACGCAAAAGAACTCTTTTTTTATCCATATTGTGAAATGTTAGAGCTTGCCGGGATTGATTACACCGAAAACAAATCAGAGCTTACGATAAAAACAATACACGGACAGATAAAGATCGTTTCTGCATTCCATCCTGAGCGGATTAAGGGCTTTTCATTCACCGATTTCGGCTTTGATGAAATTGATACGCTTGATTTGGCGAAAGGT